CTCCTTTTAGACTTGATGGACGTGTTATAAATCCCATGTATAAGGCCATATCTCGGTATGGTCATTGTCCTAGGGGTTTAGATCTTAATGTGGTTGAGGTTTGTTTAACCGCAGTTTTTTCTAAGTTTAATGCATCTTCTTTGGGTAAGGTGCCTATTAAGCCTATCGTTTATGATTTTGATACGGCGGTGCTTGGAGTCCCTGGTAGTAAGTATTGTAGTTCGATACCTAGGGATACTAGTGCTGGTTACCCATATGTGCTTAGTCCGAGAGTTGGCTTTGCTGGTAAACAATGGTATTTTGGTAAAGGTAAAGACTATGATTTGTGTAATCCTCAATGTCAGGTATTGCGTCAACAAGTTTCTGATTTGATCGGTAAGGCCTCTCGAGGTATTAGATCTTTACATGTTTTTGTTGACAATTTGAAGGATGAGAGGAGGCCTGTGGATAAGGTGCTCTTGGGCAAGACGCGATTAATTAGTGCTTGCCCTTTGGCATTGTGTATTGCTACTAGGATGTATTTTTTGGATTTTTCCATGTACTTAATGGAGAATCATGTATATTCTGGTAGCGCAATTGGGATTAATGCGCATGGTATAGCGTGGCATCAATTAAGCCTTTTTCTTCAGGAGAAGGGCTTACGAGTTGTTGCTGGGGACTATAGTGGTTTTGATACATCTGAGAACCCAGTTGTTTTAAGTATGATTGGTGATTTTATTAATAAGTGGTATAATGATGGGAATGATACTATACGTAACATTCTTTTTATGGAGGTTTATAATAGTGTGCATTTGTGTGGTAGTATGGTTTATCAATGGATAGGTTGTTTGCCCAGTGGCCATCCATTAACTACCCCTATAAATACTATTTATAATTTGTTATCTATGAGGTTTGCTTGGTGTTTTTTGAATCCTAATGGCTTACGTTCTATACAATCTTTTGATGATAATGTTAATATGATTGCTTATGGAGATGATAATGTGTTAAATATTTCTGATTTAGCTACTTCTTTTTTTAATCAGAACACCATTAGTGTTGCTTTAAAGCAATTTGGCCTCACTTACACCTGTGAAGCCAAAAGTGGTGAAGTGGCGGATTATCGCTTGTTGAGAGATATCACTTTTCTTAAGAGGTCTTTTCGTTTTGAATCTCGTTTAAATAGATATGTTGCTGCGCTTGATTTGGATGTTATTTTGGAAATACCTTATTGGTTCCATAAAGGTATAGATGATGTTGGTGTCATAAAATCCAATGTTGATTTAGCTTTGCGTGAGTTAGCAAAGCATGATCGTGCCATTTTTGATAAGTGGTCTGTTTTAATCCTTGAGGCCGCTGCAAAAAAGATGAAGTATTATCCAACTGTAACTCAGAGGGATCTTCTGCAAGACTTGAGTCTTTCGGAAGAATATCTCTTTTGACAATTACAGTTGAGTGTGGCTGGTTACCTGCCCCCTACCGTCAAAATTCGCAGTTTAAAGGTAGTGGTGCTTGCTTCCACACAGTATGGTGTTCTATTTAGATTACTGTTCAGGATCTCCATGGAGAGACACCGAAAATCCAGGACAGCTGCGTGCGACAATGGTTATGAGTGTAGCCTTTGTTTAAGAATTTCACTTTCTGTTAATGGAGGATTTGAAGATGGAGATACCGAAGGCCAAATGCCTATAAAAGGACCAAAACGAGGTGGTCTTACTAAACCGCCAGATAATTCTGGTAGGGTACCAACTTTTCCACCTAGGGGCCCTGATGAGGTTGAAAGTTTTGGTGGAGCTTTAGATGTTGGTATAAAGGCTGACATAGTGCAAACCATTTCATTTCATGATGATGAAACTACCTTGCATCAAAGGCAA